CCGTTTGGCGATATTTTTTTCAACTCTTTTTCTGTTGGCCAAGGGTGTGCGGCCTTGACAGCGTCAGGAGATTCTGCTGACAACTCCGATTGCATTTGGTTTGCGCCCTGCCTGACGGTAAAAACTTTTCCTTCCATATGTCCGCATCGGCCGCACATCCGCTCGTCTCCTACAACGTTCACGCGGTATGTGGTTATGCCTATATCCATAAAGCTACGGAGTTGTCCGTGGACGCGAGCCACTGATGCCGCATTTGCTGTTAATCCTTCGAAGTACTGCTTGGAAGTGCCGTTGAAACCACCTGGAACTTTTACATGCGCCAGTGTATTCTTCAAACGCTCCTTCATAAGTTTGCCCGCTACAGAAGCGCTGCGACCAGCTTCAAGCATTGTTGTTCTAGTTGTCTCTGCTATCGAATGGGAAAGATTTTTGTCATAATGCGACCCAATCCAAAATTTTTGATGTTTCTTCAAAGCCTTTACCGCAGCATCGTCCACCAAATCGAAGCTGGGGAGTAATTCTGCCGCTATGGTTTTCGCCTTTTCTATTTTTTCGAATTTCGGCGTGTCGTATCCGAGAGATTTGTTTGTTTGTTTATTCGCTTTTTTGTATCCGGCAATCCGTGCGAGTCGATATGCGCGCTCGAATTCCTCTAAATAATGTTGTTCAATTTTCTTGGCCCATGTGATCATGATTTTATCAATCGCCGATGAAATTTGTTTTGGTGATTTCAATTGGCGGGCCATCCGTGTGGCTTGTGTCACTGCTTGTGTCGCGAGTTTGAGCCATTGGGCCGTTATGTATTCTCTGAGCCGTACTTCGATACGCGCAATTTGTGCCACTTCGGATATGCTGACGACTTTTGCGATGATGGCGTCAGATGCCTGAAGACCTTGATATGTGTACGCGAGATTAGTCATTGGCTGATTGGGCTGCTTCTTTTTCTGCGCGTTGACGTGCGCAACGCTTCTTGGCTGATTCAGACATCTTGCGGCGTGCTTCTAGTGAAAATTTCTTACCATAATTAGGATTGTCCTTGCCTCGTTTGCCGTACATATGATTTTTTTCGCCTGATTGATCTCTCATACGTTTCTTAGCTGCTTCGGACATTTTCTTGCGTGTTTCTTCGCTTGGCGAGATGCCCTTATTCCAAGAAGGGGTGCCCGCAGCATATTGATTGCCTTCTAATGCTTTGGAAATTTTTGCGCACACTTCTGATGGACGTTTTTTGCCAAGTTTGGCTTTCGACATTTTTTCACGCAATTCATTTGTTGGATTTAAAGAACCTTCACCGCCATCAGTAGCGTTTGTAAGACGACAACCCATACCTTTGTAACAAGAAATAAACTTCATCTCCGCTGTTGGAAGTTGATCTGGGCAAGCTAACGTTTGAAGAATTCCGATTTTATATTCTAAGCCAAGGCTTTGGAGTTTGCGAATCCAATTAGCTTTATGGGTGGTATCGTTTGCGTTTGACCGAATTTCAATCATATGTTTGTGCGGTCTTATCATCCCTACGGAAGACAAACCAATATAACGGAATTCACCATTCCTCGGATCAATCAAGACATATATAAGATTTTGCGGTTTCATCTATTCTTCATCTTCGTCCGTTTTGATAACCGCTTCTTGCCATTTCTTTTCCATACGACGATTCAATGTCACCAGATGGTCAACCATCGGGTCTGCAGATGCTTCTACGGGCACCATTTGCTCATGGCCACATTTTTCACATTCCACTTCTGTTTCCTCTGGTTCATCATCGAACACATTATCATACAATTGTTTTAAAGCAGTCACTTGCTGTGCTGGTTCCGCAGGGTCGGCTTGGTTCTTGACAGCCGCAGCCATAGTAAGAGAAAATGGTACATCCGAAGCAAACTCAGGCGGGAAATCCGGTAGCTCAGTGCCGAGAATATCTTCAAGGATATTTCTTGCAATAGCGGGCGTAATTCCGCCCGTTTTCTCCGCGCCAGCAAGAATTTTTACGAGCTTGTCGTCGTCGGTGACATTCGGGCTGTTTGAACGATAACGATGATACAAGATTCCCATTTCAGGAAACAAGATGCGATTAAACAAGGCGTCGAATTTCTCACGCTCCGGAGCAAAAATTTGCTCATCTGCTAAACGCCTACTCGTCTCTGCTGTTGATCTAGTATAGTCGTCTGACTTGCCAACGAATATAGGCGGCAATCTAAAAGCACGTCGAATCTTCTCTTGATTGTTTTTGCTGTACGCCTGAAAAAGAGCATCTTTATGTTGCTCTGCCACAAGTGGTTTAATTTCCATTTTAACTTGATTTCCCTCTTCGCCTTCAAGGGTACCCTCCGCTTCCATGAGTAAAAATTTTGAGTAGTTATCAGATCCCTGTATTTGCGACTCGACAAAAGATTCAAGCCGCCCTATTGTCCCTTCTGTTAATTGTCCGTTGCTAACCATGATGACCATACTCGGAATATTATTATTGGAGAATGTAACAAAATTGATTTCTTCTGAAGCACGATCACCGAAAATCGACAGCAGATTCCCAATGAACCTCGGCAGCCCGTACGAGCTACGCGTGCTGTATATAGCCCTGTGAATGACTTCGTTTGCCCTTTTCTCCACAGGCCAATTTTCGTCTTTTATCTCACCCGTTTTCACATCATAAACACGTTCATCTCCAAACTCTTTAAACCAACGCATGTTGCGCCCACCCAAAATAGTCAAGTTGCGCCGCCACATCGCGTGAGATTGTACGTATTTTCGAAATCGCCGATATTCTTTTACTTTAACGATTTTCACACTACCATCCGGTTGGATTTCCAGAATAGGCCGATCCACGTGTTGATGTTCGTCCTCTATTCTTCCAATGCGAATTTGATAACTAGGTAGATGCGTGAACGCTTGAATTTTGCCCGCGTTGTCCCTGATTACTTCAAAGTATGCGTTGCCCGTCGCTTCAAGGTCTTCGTCCTGTTTCGCCCTAAATTCGATGAACGATTCACGCGTACAATACATGAAGAAATTATCCAACCGGGCTTTTTCGTTCTTTACTTCTGTTGATAAGGCTTCAGGCACTTTCTTTTGCGGAGTATCTTTCACACGGCTGACAAACCTATATCCGAATCCGCCAATATTAGTCGTCATGGCATCAAGACATTGGCCAAGTTCTGTATTGTTCTCCTTAAGCATAGCCAACGTCAAAATATCAAATGGCGGCTCAATAACATCACCGCTGGCCGCCAAATCCACAAACGGGTCGTTTGGCGTGCGTTGAGATTTGCCCGGCTCGCCTTCTGTGGTGGTCGTTTTCTTGTTGACGTTCACTTCGATCACGTGGGCGCGCACGTTCTGCAACGCTCGGTGATTGGCTTTGTTGCTTTGTGCCGTGATCTCAAATGGCTTGATTTTTGTTTCAGTTCCCATCGTATTTCTCCATTATAGCAATCCAGGTTCTTTAGCGCGCTTTTTCTTCTTTTTGATTTTACTCGCGAAAACGGCCAAATCCAAAGCGTCGAATACATCCTTGTATCGGAAATTGGGGAATAACACCAATTGTTCGATCAATAAATGCATGTTGCCCGTTTTCTTGAAAAACATTTTCTTGTCTTCGAAAAGCGGTGTCAATTTCCAGGCTCTCGTTATTTTATCTTTGTCTTGGTTCACCGCTTTCAGCCTGATATCTTTATCATCGTCTTTCAACGTCTGATATTGAGCAGCTTGATATGCGTTCGTTTCAATACAACATCTGACAGGGTCCCATTTCCGGTAGAAGTCCTTGATTTTTTTAGTCTGCGCATTGAATCTGAGCTGTCCCTCGTACCAATCCAATATGTATCTGTTCTTGTCGCCGTCCATACCGATTACGACAATAGCAAAGTGATCTGCTGAATCTTGTTCGCTGATCGCTAAATCCACCCCCATGAAAATCCTGAGACCGTCTGGCATCTGAATAGCGGAAACTTCTTGGCAATCGTCGTATTGAAAAACTTCACCCTTCATAGCCTCTGTGTTGCATTGCCATTGCGCGTTGAAAATGATCATCCCTGATATTTTGCGTTTTTGGTCAAACCATTTAGGTGGATATTTACTAGGCCAAGGAGTACGGCCATGCTCATCAAGCGCAGGAATAATCTGATGGTGCTCCGATAACTCGTTGGCAATTAGATGCCCGTACAAATCGTCGTAATGGTATCTTGTGCCTAATCGGTGGCACTCGCCTCTATGTTCAACCGTAGCATCAGGAGGCTCTAACGTTGGGCCTAACGTTTGATAGTACCACGTTCTGGTCTTGTCTCGCATATATGCCGTGCGTGAATTATCTTCGTCCACTATATCATCAATCATGTGCACATCATAATGCTTGCTAACAACCGTGCCGTCTACGCCTACGCAAGTGATGCTGGCCTCTTTGGTCCTGATTGTGCGTGGTAATACTTCGATTTCACGATTGTCCCATTTTGGCACCCGTCGTGGATCGTAATACAATCCGAATAATTCCGCCAACAACTCGTTATATTCGAAATGACTTTTAATCTCCTTTAAAAACGCTTCGGCATTACCTGTTGTTTTCGACCCTAACAATATTCTCAAATTAGGATTTTTTAACAACAAGTGTATGGATTTGGTCACAGTGCACGCTGTAGTTTTACCCGAACCTCGAAAAGCCAATTGTAAATTATCCGGATGTACAAACTGATACTGAAGCATCGACAAGTGCAACGGCTCGATTACATAACCGAGCACATGAGTTGCGAGAATATCGATGCGATTGTTGGTAATAATTTGACGCCTGAGCCACTCATTGCCCATGGCTTCATAGTGTTCGTAATAATCTATGAGTTGACTGCGCTCAGCTTCGTCTAATCGCTTTGCGCCTTCGAAGATTGGCACCACAGTAGCACGGCCCACAGAGCACCGCGCCTATGATCGAGTGGTTGGATTGTGGCCCGCTACCAATACCTTGGCGGTTCCAGCCGCCAATGTCGTCACGGCCACGAGCATG